GACTGAAAAAGCGGCTATTAAATGGGCAAATAAACAATTATTTTAAAGATATTATAGTAGGGGTACTGTATTGCTAGCGTGAGTAGGGCGGAAATCCGAAAGCGCGATTTTTTAAAACAATAAACAATGATAAAAATAACCAAAGGCGACAGATACGGAATGCTTACGATACAATCAGAAGCACCGAGGTACAACCATAAAAGAATCATGTATCCAAGAAGGTTGATGAACGTGACTTGCGATTGTAGACCGAATAGGGAAATCGTAGTAAGACTAGACCATTTGCGACAAGGAGCGACAAAAAGTTGCGGTTGTCTTAAATCAAATAATAGAAAATATGAGAAAGCGAACACCTGACTACGAATTAAATGCAAGTAAAACAGATTATTTCCTTATAATTACATTGGTTTTATTCTGGTTTTATTTGGCAAATTAACACTATTGAAACACTATATTAGCTACATCCTTTCTCGGGGTGTGGCTTTTTCTAATTTAAACTATATGAACTTTAAAATATCAGAATTTGTTATAGGGGACTCTTTACTTCCAAAAAAGGTAGCGGACAAAATACTATTGTATCACTTGTTACCACTTCAAAAAGTACGTGATGAAATTGGAATACCAGTTTACCCTTCGCAGAATAGCTGTTACCGTCCCGTATCATGGGAAAAGGCACGAGGTAGGAGTGGCAATAGTCAACACACATTCAAAGGAATGGGGGCGTGTGATGTGACTTGTAGCAACTTCCAAATGTATAAAGATAAACTATTGGAATTGATTATAAAACATACGTCATACACTAGAATGGCGGTTTACAAGGGTTTTATTCATTGTGATTACAAACCAACCTCAGACGGGAAAAGACAACTATTTAAAAGTGATAAAAACTCACGTTGGGAATTTATAAAAAACGTTTAATATGGACTATTACGAACTAGAATACAATGGGAAAATGATTAGCATGAATGACGCTAAAAGCTTACATTGGAGAGCATTAAAAAAGAAAGTTGATGCAATAGAGATAGAATTTAAAAAAATCATTAGGGGTGCTAATCCGCCTAAATACGACAAATTTGAAGTAGAGGTAGAATATTATAATAGGTACGATGTGGACAATATCTCTTTTACGGTCAAATGTATGATAGACCAATTAGTACGAGAAAAGAAATTGATAGATGATAATAAAAAACATTGGGAGCGATTAACGATAACAGCCAATAGGGAATTGAAAAACAATACAATAATCTTTAGAATAATACAACGCTAAAAATTAGGATTTGTCAATAAAAAACCGTATATTAAGCTTTGTTATGGACGAATACTACGTAATCAAGAAATTAAAAATGAATAAACTATTAAAAGGTGATTGCTTGATTGAAAGCGACAAAATAGAAAGTGGAAGCGTTGATTTAATATTAACGGATTTGCCTTATGGAACGATGAAAGGTATAAACGAGGATTTCGTAGGTTATGGAAGAAAAAACCACGATGGGCATTTATGGGATAATGTTATTGATACTAAAAAGGTCTACGAGGTAGCAAATAGAATACTGCGTAAAAATGGTAAAATGATTTTGTTTGCACAAGACCCGTTTAGTACAGAATTAAAAACAAAAGCTATACCAAACATTCCATTTGGTTACTCTATGATTTGGGAAAAGAATGACTTTGCAAATGCTTTAATTTCTAAAAAAGCACCTGTAAATTATTATGAGGATGTTTTAGTATTTAGTAAGAACCACGATTTTGAGGGATTGCATCCATTAAGAGATTATTTTAAAAACTTATTGTCTTTTATAGGATTGAAAAAGAAATACATCATTGAAAAAATAGGCGGTAGGGCTGACCATTGCTTTAGGATTAATAGCTCTCAATTTGAACTTTGTAAAAAACACACCTACTTAGATTTGATAAAAGAATTTAGTATTAATAATATGGAAGGGTTTTTAAACTATACAGAACTTAAAAGTATAAATAAAAAATACGGAAGCACCTTCAATCTATGGGAAGGTAAAAAATACAAAAGCAATATTTTAAAATACAAAAAAGACTATACAGGACACCATCCAACGCAAAAGCCCGTTTTATTATTAGAGGATTTAATAAAGACTTTTAGCAATGAGAATGATTTAGTAGTTGATTTAACAATGGGTAGTGGTTCAACGGGAGTAGCTTGTAAGAACACTAACCGAAACTTTATAGGGATTGAACAGGATGATAACTATTTTGAGATAGCTAAACAACGTATAGAGGAAACTGAATACAAACTATTTTAGTATCATTCACAACGCATTGTAAACATGGACGAATATAAAAACTACGTAATCAAGGAACTGAAAGAGGATGAGTTTTTCAACTTGTTTTCAGAGATTGAGGTCATGCAATGCAGACGGGATGCCGCTTGCTCCTTGCATGATTTTGAACTATATGAGGATTGCCAAAGTAAAGTGGAGTTCCTCCAATATCAGTTATTATTTCACACAATATCAGAAAACTAATGCACAACAATTGTATATGTAAAAAGTGCGGTGTTACGTTTGCCGTCAACCGTACGAGAGAGAAAGAAGGACTTTTGTATGATAAATACTGGAGGTTGATAAAGTGTGTTGAGAAGGGATGTAAAGGCGAAATAAAAAGTAACAGACGTGAAAAGATTGAGGATATACAAATCAACTTATACGCGGCACAAAACAAAGAATATATAAATAAATAATATGACAGCAATAAGCGGGACTGTAATCAGTAGTATCATGCTACATGATTTTGACGGTACAAAAACGGATGGTGATAGTTTTAGCGGAATAGTACCAACTCAGAGAGTTAAGATTGAGTTTGACCACAACAAAACGGAATACAACACCGCAATTTTAGGCGGTTCTTTTACAGGAAACTTTGATGCGAACATTGTTTCCTTTTCTGCGTTTATAGTCGACTCCCCACCTATTTCGGGCGTTAGTTTACCCCCACCAAACGGAACGACCCTATTAACGTCAATAGAGAGCAATACATCAACAAATAGAGTTGATAGCTGTGTTTTTAGAGTTGAGGAAAATTGGGCAAATAACAATCTAATTAAATACGTTGTTGGTCAATGGACTTTCACTTATTCGGACGGCACTAACACAATAACCGACTATATACGAAAGACGATTGACTTAAATTTTAGAGCGTTTGAAGGTAATGATACAAATATAGAATTTTTGGAAATTGTAGACGATACAAGCACCGCAATCGGTGAAACTTTGTGTGATAGTTACAATGGAAAACTTTATCCAAAATTCCAATCTAATTTGAGTGGTCAATATACGCAAGGACTCGTCACATACGACACGAAAGGCGGGATAAAAGAGGAAAACAACCACACCAATGCAAATATAGCAAAGTCGGATACTACAATTATATCGGCATTGAGTCCAGTTAACCCAATTAACGATACAGACGGTTTCCAATTTTGCGTAGACCTTGCCGAGTTCAACCCCAATCAAACAGCTGGATATTGTTTCAATACGGTTTTGATTTATGAAGGTGTTTTGACTTCTACCTCTTGCGACTGTATAGATATACAACTTGCTCAAACAATAGTAACATCCAACGCCTTGCAAATTAGCTTTGACATGGCTTTTACTTTGTCTGGTGGTATTACATCTGGAGAGGTTGACAACATAGAGTTTCAGCACAACGGAACTATTATAGGAACATACGAATTTAGCGGAACATTAACGGGTAGTATCAATGTATTGCTGGAGTCGGTTGGTGGTGTTTTTCCCGCATCCGAATACACCGTAATCATTAACCGTTCAAATGGTTGCAATTACAGTAGTACTCACGTATTGACACCAACGACAACGACCTTGGATGATTCAACGTGTACCTTGTACTGTACGGTTTCTTTTACAAGTCCAGACCCTACAGGTTCAAATGTTTACTTTCAAACTTACGGAGGGACGCCCGTATTAGGTGACCCTTCAGGGTACGATGGACAAGCTAGAGCAGGACAATTGATTATAGATATTGTTGCATGGTTAGACTCCAACGGGTACATATACAATCAAGTATTGGTAACAGTAGGAACAAGCGGACAAATTAATGATGTTGTAATAACGGGTACAAACTTGCCACTTGGAATAATAGAAATATTTTACGAGGATTACGGGGTAGAAACGGGTGTCGTTACGGGATGTTTGGAGTATCAAAATATCACAAAATGTACTGTACAATGGGACGGTGTTTTGACTAACGGTGCAGCATTTTTGCAACTTGCTGACGGTACAAATATTGGTAATGTAGGTGGTTACGTTGGTACTGAGTCCCTCGATATGGCTAATGATTTAAAAGCTTATGCCGAAGGTGAGGGTTTTGTTTGTGGTACGGTTTCGAGTGGTGCAAATGGCAGCGGTTGGGTTGATTTTATCACCATTTTTGCAACTAATATACCAGAGAACTATTATCGAGTTCAATGGTTAGCGACTCCACAAGTCGTTTACGGTGTTGCATCATCTTGTAATACAACTGGTTTATTTTAATATATAAATATGGCAAATTATTTAAACATAGAAAGCGAAGGCAACAATATAGACTTGAAAAGTTACGGTAAAACCGTTTGTATGCCCGATATAATTGATTGTAGGGCATCATGTGAACTTATCGCTAAAGATTGCGCACAGCTTTTTAATTGTAGCTTAGAAGAGGGTGCAACGCCTTTCTGTTTGAAGTACGAAACGGGGGGCGTGTTTGATATTCAACTAAGGTTAGTTGACGAGTTTAATCCTGACCCAACCAATCCAGCAAGCGGTTGGGGGTTGTTTGTAAAAGCTGAATTATTGGACGTGGACGGCATTGTTGTATCAAGTGATTATACTGCTTTCTCAAATGACTATGTTGTAGGCTATACTGAGGGGGTTGGTAGTTATCAAACTATACAAATAGACTTTGATAAATGCGAGAATTTAGCGGGTACTTGTTTTTCAATCAAATTTAAAGTGTACGATGATGTAGCAGCGGAAACGGATGTTTACTGTACGGAAACATTTAAAAAATTGGATGATTGCGAGGATTTATTGTACATTGAAAGTAAATATAGTTTCTTAGATTGTTGTGGGAATTATTACGGGTTAGCTGATAGCTTTGTGGGTAGTTCAAACTTTGCGTATTCCAATAAAATTGGTATTTGGGCGGTGATGCAAAACGAAGAGGGTGCGGTTGAGGTTGAAACATCTGGAACAATAAGAACAACTACAACAATACGTGACCAAAAAAACATCAGTTTGCTTGAGAAAATACCTTTTTACTTGCACAAATATATAAGAAATGTTTTTGCGGGTGAAAACTTGTTTTTTAATGATATTGAATTTTTGATGGATGGTTTTACGCCTGAGATTAACGTGGGAGCGTTACCGATGTTTATTTATAATTTTAACATATATACAGAATGCGAGAAAAAATTCGGATGCAATTAAAAAACGTTTTCAATACTATTTTGTTCATGGTTTGTGTTTCTACCGTCTTAATACCTATATATTACTATATTAGAACGGGAAATGACTATATTTTAGATAAAAGTGGGAAATTAAAGTAAAAAAAATAGCCTAAAGTTTGGTATTGTGGGAAAAAAAGGTTATATTGTAGGAAAATAATATTAATAATGCAGTTACAAGAAAACGACATAATTTTATACAATTACAGGCGGTCAAGTATTGCACCAATCATAAAGAAAAAAGATTGGTACGAACGCAACAAAGAATCTTTAAACTTGGACGGTTGGCGAATACCTACTAAGCAACATTTAAAACAAATCTTAGATGAAAACGAAATACAGCCCTTTAAAAAAGAAAGGAAAAAGAAAAAAGAAGAAAACAAAGAAGAGTAAAACGAGAAAATATGGCTAGTAGAATAAAAATTGGTAAAACTGTAAAAGTAAAGGGCAGGAGTTACAAGATTTCAAAAGGTACAGCAAAAGGAAAGAAGTATAAAGCGACCCCAACGGACGGGAAAAGCGGTACAGTACAATTTGGAGCAAAAGGATATAAAGCAGCGCCAGGAACGAAAAGGGGTGATAATTATTGCGCTCGTTCAAGTGGAATAAAGAGTTCTAAACGTGGTGCGGGTGCTAATGACTTTGCCAGAAAACTTTGGAACTGTGAGGGGAAAAAGTCAAGAAAGAAATAAAAAAGGAAACTAATTTTATATAAAATTAAATTTTAAAGATTATGAGTTTATGTTCAACAGGGTGCTGCTCAACAGGTGCATCCACTCCACCAGTTTCTTATGATTCATGCGCGGAGGAAACAAGAGAAAGCACGATTCAGCAGTTTATTCTGTTTAAATGTGATGCGGAATTTACAGACATTTCAGATAATGCCGAATGGCAAACAAAAATCACAGCTGGGGACATTTCTTTGTCACCGATTGGAAATTTGGTTGTAGGTGCACCAACTGAGTCAGTACACACAGTAAGTTACAAAAAGAAAAAAGTAGTCGGCAGTGAAACGACTATCGAATTTAAGACTATTTTTACGGCTGACGATGGTAGTGACTTTACGTACTTCGACACGTTAAATAAAAATAGTTCAGGAATGAGATTAGCATGGAAGGATGCAAGCGGTTTTTGGTATTTCAATAACGCAGTAACAACAGCAATCAAGGCATCAAGTTATGACCTAACGGCAGCAACGGGAATCGGAGAAAGTCCAGGTATGAGTTTTTCAGTTACTCAAACACCACACACAGTTGACGCAACTGGTTCGGCGGAATGGACTATGACCTTTGCAATTACTGAAGAAGGTGTTAGACAAGGGGTTTTATTGCCTGGTGTTAGTGTTGGATGTTAAAATATAAGTTATTAAATGGGAGTAATTGAATTTATAAATAATAATCCTACCTTTTTTGATGGCGTACTTGGTTCGACTGAGTACGCCTCAATCTCGTATGAGCAAATAATCACACATACGCGAAGGGTAGATTCTGATTTAATTGACAGACAACGACCGAATGAGTCGCAAGATGTAAAAGAATATCGCCAACAAAATGTTAGGCGGTTTTCAAATGATATTTTGACAAAGTTGTTTAGTTATATTGGAAAAAGTTTAGAAGAGTCTAGTATCCATATACAGGACTCATCTAAAGTATTGAAAGATTGGAACGACAACAAACCGTTTACCTTAATGGGGGCGCAAGTTGACGTTTTTGATTATTATTATAGATACATTATTAAAAGAGGGATGGAACGCGCAAACGATGCCGTTTTGTCGTTCCCTTTTAACTCAGAGGATGCAAGTTTGCCGCCTGCTCAGTTGAGTGCTAATAGAGTTGTCGGTATTAAGCCAATTGTTGTACCTTTTGAAAGTTTTAAGCATATTCCAACAGCAGAATATAACGTTTTTGCGTGGATTGGTGGCTCTATGACTATGAAAAAAGGCGGTGTTTTAGATTGGTATTTTTTAGTTGATGAACAATACTATTATACTTATGTCCCTACCAATACTTTTGTTGATAAACAGCGAGTTTATGAGTTGGAAGTTTGGTATTTTCACGATACGGGTACAACAAAAGACGGGATAAACACCAATGTTTTGCCTGTTGTTTTTATGGCTGGCGAACTAACTTCTACGCCTGACGGTGATGAACAATACAATGAAAGTTTTATACGTGGTGCGTGTGAATATTTTGATGAATTTGCGGTAAGGTTTTCGGATAATCAAGTAGTAAATACTAGGTTTTCGCATCCCGTAAAAATTGTAAATGGTGATATAGGTTGTAAAACTTGTAAAGCAAAAGGGCAGATTGCAAAAGAGGAAATGATTGACGGTGTTAAACAGTTGACATATTCAACTTGTAATAGTTGCAACGGTTCAGGGCGTTCCAATGACTCACCAGCTGGAACGGTCTACGCTGAAAATAAAGGCATTGAGGGAACGAATAACCGACCATTAATAGAGTACTTAGCGGCTGATTCCAACTTATTGAAACTAAACAAGGAAGATACTTTTTCATTCCTTAAAATGGGTGCAAATGCGCTCGGTGTTGACTTGTTAATCAATACAAGTGAAAGCGGTGAAGCTATGAAAATGAGAATGCGACCAACCGCCTTTTTTATGGAAAATATAACAAAAGGTTTTCTTGGTCAAGTTATGCAAAGCCAATTGTTTTTCACTGAATGCCTTTTGCAAAGCAATCGAGGATTAAGACAAGTCCCTCATATTACATTGCCAAAAAGCTATGAACTTGAAACAATAGAGGACAAACTTGAGAAAGTAAATACTACTTTCTCAGCTGACAAATACAACGCAATGACTGAGGTGATTGAAAGCAAGTACAAAGGCAATACAAGGAAAATAAAAATAGAAAATTTAAAACTAGCTTATTCCCCTTTGTGGATTTTGTCAAAAGAGGAAATAACAGAACGGATGGCATTAGGAATCTACAACAGAAACGACATAATAAAAAGAGATTATAGTAGTATAGCTTTCAATAATATACTGAAAGAGACTACTATTGATGTTTTAGATTTAAGCAAAGAACAAATATATAACTATGTCGATAGTTTTATTCAACCTTATTTGATTGAAAATGTAGTTTTGTTTGATGGCTCTAATAGTGATGATGTTAGTTGATGATTGTAAACAAAAAAACAAATATTAGGAACTATTGAATAGTATGGCATTAAAAGACGATATTAACAAAAAGGATAGGATTATAGGTAAGGCTGAAAAAAGGCTCTTAGACGGCATTAAATCAAGCGAGAAAGCTATATTTAACAAGATACTTGATATACTAAGAAAGTTATCACAGAAAGAAGGAAGGTTACAAAAGGAAACGATAAATAATAAATTTTTAAACAGCATTACAAAAAAAGTTCTTGGTGTTATTAGAAAATCAACTCTACAAAAAAAGATTGATGAATTTTTACCTAACTTTGAAAAGATTGATGAACTAAATAACGAAATATACAAAGGTATAACTGGTGCTGAGTTCACGAAAAAGATAAGGAATGAAATAAGTGTTTATAGACGAATTTCAATAGAAAATATTATTGATAACTTATTGGGCGAACAAGCATTAAAAGCGAACTATATAACACCGATTAGAGATATATTATTTAAGGGTGTTGCTTTGAAATCAAAGGTTAAGGATATTGAAAAAGAATTAAGCGTATTTGTAAAAGGAACGGAAAAAAGGGATGGTAGATTTTTACGCTATGTGAAACAAGTTGCAATGGATTCTATTAATCAGCATGATGGAGCAACAAACGACATAGTAAGGGACGCGTACCAATTAGACGGGTTTATATATGCTGGCAGTCTTATTTCTACGTCACGTGGAAACTGTGAACACTTAACGGGGAAAACGTCTTTATTTGAGGATTTAGAGGTTAAAAAGGGAATGTACAGGGTGGAAGACATACCGAAAATAATTAGAAGGTTAGACAAGGGAAAAAATAGCGGTTGGAATAAAAACACAACGCCCGAAACATTTGCACAATATAGGGGGGGATATTCTTGTAGGCATCAAGTTATTTACATTCCTTTACCAAAACAAGATTAAATAATTAAGTAAAAATATAATATGGAAATTTTTGACAGTTTAACAAGAAAAATCAGAGTTGTGTATCCAGCAAAAGCAAAGGCATGGATACAACACAACGGAATTAAAGTAGACCAAGAGGGCAATATAATTGGAGGACGTTATATTGAGGTTGAAAAATTAAGTAAAGAATCTTTGATAGCTGACGGGCTAGGTATTATCCAAGTTGAGGACGAAACAACGGGAAAAACTTATGAAAGAGATTTAACAGAAAAAAAAGTTGTTGAAAAAAAAGAAGTTAAAAAGGCAACTAGAAAACCAAGAGCAAAAAAGACTAAGTAATTTTTTTTATATAATCAAGTAAATTAATAAAATGAACGAGGAAAAGTTAAAACAGATGTTGGCTGGTTTAGGTGCTGACGATAACGCAATTATTAATGCAATTGCAATCTTAAAAGATGGTGACGTTAACGAATTACCATTTCAAAACTTAGGCGATTTTACAGAAGCGGTCAACAAGTCAAAAGAGGAATTATTTGTTTCTAAAAATAGGGACAACATAATTAAACAGCATGAGGATGCAACGGGTAAAACTAGGTGGATGAGTTACGAAAAACCCCTAATTAATGCCGTTAAACGTGCCGGAGGTTTTGAACGTGAGGAGCTAGACGGATTAACAGCAAAAGAGGCTATTGCATTGTTAGCACAGCGAAAGGATGCGCAATTGATTAAACACACCGATACTGCTAGTCAAGAATACATTACAAAGATTAATGAACTACAAACGGGTGTACAAGATTTTAAAACAACTATTGAAAAACTGGAACTTGAAAAAGTTGAGATTGAAAAACTAGCTAATCAAAAAGCTAACGAAACTATCTACGCATTTCATGCCGAAAAAGTTTTAAACTCTCGCATCTATTCTGATTCAATCAATTTTGACATACCCGAAAAAAGGGGGTTATATGCTCAGTTGATTGCACCTCGTATATTGGAAAATTATAGAGTTAATCAAGATGGCACTATATTAGCAAAAGACGGTACAAAGGCTTTGAGTTTTGACCGTAACGGGTTTTATTCTACGGTTGATGAAGCTATCAAGGATTTAGCTAAGGAAATGAATATTTTAAAGGTGTCTAATGGCGGCACACAGCCAAACGTATCACAAACTAGTATTGTATCCACAAACGGTAAGAAAGTCGACTCAACAGGCTTAAATTTCCTTACAAAGCATTTAAGCGGAAAATAGTTGGTTAAAAATTTGGATTTCTCAAAAAAAAAGCGTATATTTGTAACAGATAAGGGGGATACCTCTTATTTGTTACTTTTTACAAGGTTTTTACGTTACCTACCAAAAAACGTCCTACAAATTGGGTTTGCGACCTATCAATACGCTAATAAATAAGACTTTTATTGCAACCGCTATTTGGTGTGGTTGTTATCATTTTTTTTTCATATAAAATTATATTATTATGGCAACTGGAACACCAGTAACAAGTGACATTCTATGTCAAAAAACAGAAGCGCAACTTGCGATTATGGAAACGGATTTAAACCCAGATTCCAATAGAGATTTTACTTTTAATGCTGTTAGAGCGATTCAAGACTCACAGCGTGATACATTGACAGTAGACCCAGGAATGGCGAAACCAGGCAGTAATGCAGCACGTCATATGTATTTGAAATTTTTAACACCTGACACAACGGTAGGAGATGCAACGACAGTTCCAGATTTCACGTGTACAGATGAAACGGACACACCTTTAGATTATAATACTGTGCCGATTACAATTGATGACGCAATTGGTGACACTTTCACAATTGACGCTAATTTGTACGATGCAACTTGTGAAGACCCAATGAGGGAGTTACAAGAAAAAATCAAACGGTCAGTAAGAAAAGGACTAGCACAATACCAGAAAAAATTGGTTACAAAAATGCACACCAATGTAGGTGCTTTTGCGGATGGTACAACAGCGACAAAAGACTTATTGTTGTTTACAAGTGGACAAGCTAAACCGCAACCAATGGGATGGCATTCTTTGATTAACGAGTATTCTAAACAATCACCTATCAGCGGTGAAACACCTTATGTTATCAGTGGTGCTGAGAAACTACAAGCATATCAGTACGCATCAAGTGTATTCAGTGGAAATGTTGACGGTTACGACCCGAATAAAGCTACATCCACTGGAGCAAATATTTATTTTGATAGAGCGGTTCAACCAGTATTAGAAGGGATTGACGCGTTGTTGACAAGTGGAGTTGTGGCATTTATGCCAGGTTCGGTTACTATTGCGGAATTTTTCAAGTTTGAAAACCCAATCTATGCGGTTAACCCAAATGGACGTTCAGTTTATGCACCAGTTCAATCTAGCGGAACAATTACACGTCAAAAAGTTGATGTAGGAACGCCAACTTTAGGTATTCCGTTTGTTGTAGATATGCAAATTGAGTATAGAGAATGTGATAATAAAGTAGTTTACAAGTGGAGAAAAGATTTTGACCTTTGCCATTTACCACAAACAGCTTTTGCATCTACTTTCAACTATACTACTTTGTGGAATATTGGTTGTGGAGATGTTGACTGTTCTATTTTAGGATAGTATTTAACAAGTTTTTTAATAGTTTCCTTGATTATAACGGGGGGGTGGGTGTAAATTCATCCCCCTTTTTAAAAAATATATATATGGCACATTTACCATTAGACCTTAGTAGTTTTTCCGCTGTTTTTACAAATTGCACCCTTGTAATATATGATGAAAACGGAAACCAAGACTACCTTTTTAACTTAGACTCAACAGCGGTAACAGAGTTAAGTAGCGGACGTGTACAAATACACGATGATGAAGGCAGCCACGTTAGTTTATACCCTTCTCAAATGGTTGACTTAGGTTTGACCGTTGCGGATTTAACTGTTAATGTTGCAGAATGTCAGGGCGGTGTTACTGGTTTAGCTGGGCAAAGTGGTTACTCACATACGGGAGCTTTTGAGGGCAAACCGTTGTCTAATAACTACGTTTGGCAAGCTGGAACGGGTATTAATTACACTCAGGCAGATGTTGACAATGAAATTTTTAAAGTATTTAGTTTATCTCCAACGGTTCACGCTGCGGTAGATAATCCATATTGGACAACACCAACACCAACGGGCGAAACGGGAATAGGACTTTTTCAAGGTGCAAATTTACCAAATGGTGTTACAACTTTGTTAGATTATTCATATGATTATGATACAAACTATCCTTTGTCAGAGGGAACAGGTTTTGAAGGTTCAACAGGTAGAATAAAACTAAATGACCTCGAGTATGGTGACCAATTGAGAGTACGTTTTGATTTTAATGTAATTCCACAAATTGCCAACACAACAGTAGAACCCGCATTGTGGTACTCTAATAGAGATGATAACGATGATATTACTTTTACTTTTCCTTTAACATCTCAACCGATTTTTTACGGTGGTGGTACTGTGGGCAATACGTTTCTTAATAGGATTGAAATATCGGCTTGGATAACTTCTAACGAAGATATTAACGCATTGACTTTGCCTGCAATTAAATCAGATAACCCAGTAATTATTCAACCGTTAGGACTTTTAATAACTATAATAAGATAAAAACATGATTAGAATAGTAAGAAACGAACAAGGTAATTGTATTAACTTTTACGGCTCAAGTAACCCAACCTATTGGAATGCTTGTTTGTCGGGTGAAGTTGATTCATCGGACAACACATTAGTAAATATAAAAAACGATATTAAAACAGCGGAAAGCGGAACTACTCAATATGAATTTTTCCGCATACCTTTTACAGAATTTAAAGACGAAGATAATAATATTTTCGCCAATGCTCAAGAGGTTGCCGATTATATAACATTAAAAGGAAATGTTACAGTAGGCAGAGGGGTTGACTATCAAGGTATTTGGAATCCTGACACCAACACGCCCGACATTACTACGGATGTGACAGGTTTTGTTAATGGTGATTTTTACAATATTATTACAATAGGAACTCACGATTTAGGGCAAGGCTTGGAAAGTTTTAAAAATGGTGATGAAGTTATATTTGACGGAACAGAATGGCAATTAAAACCCTACGCTGGTGCTCTCATTGAGTACGATAGCACGTCAATACTATTGAATAACAACGCATCGGTATATGCTGACGGGGCGGCAGGGTTAGAAGAACCAAACGGGGCGGAAGATGGTTGGTATTTTAAAAATGATGAGCAAGGTAAAAAAATTAATTGGTATTTTGTAGGCAATGAAAATGCGGGTTACCAGATGAACAAATCTACCTTACAGGGTGGTTATGTAAAATTGAAAGTACTGACCGCAATGGGTGTAGATAGCCCGTTTTTTAGTTTATACACAACGCCAAAAGGTGACGGATTCGATGCATTTTGGTTTAGAAGTAGGTACACTTACACGGGTGACTTTTCAGGTATTGCAGTTAATCAAGAAGTTATCGCTTATTGGGGTGATGACCCTTCCGTAAGTCCTGAGTTAACAAGGGTACAACTTACCTTAGACACTACATTTACTTTATTATCGGGGGCGGTTGATATTAGTACAGATGATATTTATACAATGGCATTGGGGACTAATTCAGCGGCAACGGTTGATTCTTTAGAATTTATTGCCAAAGAATTGGGATATAAAAATCAACAATACTTGCGAAGTTATTTATTAGAGGCGAAACTGGAGAATATTGTAGTACCTCAAAATAATAATGACTTAACGGGTGAAGTAATAGACTTTAAGTTAGATGCTACCTCTACCTCTATTATGTTGGACAATGGGTACGCGTATGGAGTTAACACGATTAAGGCGGTTGATACGGGTGATGGATTAATCACTATTCAATCAATACAAGGCGGTCTAGTGCATTGGATAAAGTTAGACCATGCTAATGTTACAATTGACGGTGATAGTGTCGTAGGCGGCTTAAATGACGTTATAAACACGTTAAACGAATTATATACGGTAGGGGCATTTCAATCGGTTGTAATATCAGACCCTTATAGTACAATGATAGCGGACGTAAATGGAGTAACTACAACAGAGGCAGGTGGTGCTCAAGGTACTGCAATTGAAACGGGGACGGATGAATACGGGGCTACTACTTCGGGATATAACGCAGGTGGGTATAAAACCCCTGAAACAATTAACCAAGCAGGCGAATATTTTACTTTTGACATAAGAAATGAGGGTATAATAGGCTTCGGTTTAATTCCTAGTCAGGCGGACTATGATAACGGAGATTACAACGGTAATTCTAGTTATGCTGACCCTAGTACATTTTGCAACGGTGTAAATTCTGGTCATTATGGGTATCAGTTTTCACATTGGTTTCATCCTAGTCCAAATGGACCTTGGACTAATTACGGGGCAAATACAGGCTATTCACAACGGGAGGGGTGGAGTAATGTAGACTTTAGGTTTAGCACAAGCCCTGAAGGAGCTAAATGGTTAGATGGTGACTTAGTAAAAATTAAAGTAGGGATAGACGAAAATAATTTTATTGTTATATCTTACTTTGACGAATCTACATCTTTATTTGTACCTATTGCACGAACTACGTATCCCGTTCCAAATGGGTTGGATTATCACTTAGGTATTAAGTTTGGAGATACTACGGTTAGATTGGTAGGTATTCCTAAAATACACGAACTAGAGGACTTAGCACCTACAATGTACTTTAGAGTTGTAGAATCTCCTGATGGAATATTTAATTATCCTGTATTTGCTACTACCGAAGAAGCTGAGTATTATGATGATAACAACGGAGGAACAGGTACATATACTTCTATAGTATTCCCTGACGACCCTACGTTTACAACTTGGTATATTCCAACAAATGGTCACATTGATAACGGAACAGCAATCCCTACTACAGATACTTTCTTAGGAAACCCTGTAACTTATACTGAGATTACAACATTAACAAACGCTGATTTAGTGCCAGCTACTTTTAGCGATAATTCAATTACAGTCAACGAATTAAGTGCCGTTAATGTACAATTGCATCCTGTGGGGGCGTCCTATGTCACTTCTATTGTAGATACAGACAATAGCGGTTTAACTATTGATGTAAATGGTATTCACTTAAATGGTACTTCCCCTGAAGTGGTGGGAGATTATGTTACTAATCCAACTGATACCTATGAAATTGAGGTAGTTAGGACTAATGCTTATGGTAGTTCAAGTGGAACACTTACTATAATTGTAAATAATTTAACAGCACCCGTAACTGCCATTAGTGGATTTAATCATGAAAATACATCTACCGCTATGATTGATTCAAATACGATGGATGACGGTTCGGTAGTTCATGTTAACGGTACAGTTGCAGATGGTGAAAGATTTATAATAGAAAAAGCTTATGTAGAAGCAAATATATTACCTAATTTAAATGCTGCCAATGATAAGTACATTATAGGTTTAGCTAATGAACCGAGCGATTTTAGTACCTTAGAATTGTCTGATTTTGATACTGCAATAGTTTGGGAGTATGAAACTGATTATAAGCACACTTTCAAATTTTATAGAGATGGTTCTGTAGTTCAGAATATTGTTGTTACTTCAGGAAGTCAAGCGTTTTATGATTATGCTATTGAGGTAAATGGGACAAGTGCTTGGTTAATTGCTTGTAGTTTGAATAACATAATGAACAACGCAAGCCCTGCTGATGGCGGTACTTTCTCCAATACTTATGAAGCTACAAACATAGAGGATACCGCACCCGTTAAAATTCATATGGCTGTATTAAATACAACAGGAGATATTAGCACAAATGATATTGAAACTATTACAACTCCTACTCCTGCACCAACCATATTAACTCCTTGGAATAAGGCAATAGATTTTAGCGGTAGTAATGAATACTTGAGGCAAGTTGCTAGTAATAATGTTTATAACAACCCATTAAGGATGGGTGGCTTAGGAGTAACTGTAGCAGCTAATAGTGATAGCTCTAAGACTAGTAACGCTAGTAATTCTAGACCTTGGGCAACTGCAATTGTAGTGTCATCTGATGGTAACAACTCTAATCAACACATATGGAATAGCGGAGAAGGAGCTGGTAATGGAGATGACAACATCTACCTTAGAACAGACCAGTTTGGGGCGTTGATATTCGGATGGGGTCGTGAAGGTGCTGGCTATAACGAACACTTGATTCTCTCAAATATGGGCGCTGGTTACTACGGTATTTATATCGCACATGACGGGACTAGATTCAACTCATCTGATGCTACAAACACTAACCTGAATGGTAGCTTCCGTTTTAAGGTGATGTTCTATTCTGGTGGTAGTTGGATATTCAACCCCAACCCTACCTTTGGTGGACAAGGTACATGGATTTCTACAGGTGCTAGGATGGATAGATATGTTAGTGGTGACTTTACTATTGGTGGTAGAAGTGGTAACAGAAGTTTTCACGGTAAAGTAGCTATTATGGTTATAACTACTCTAAAGACTAATGCCACTATGCCTAATGATGCTGAGATTGAATTAATGATAACAGACCCTAAGAAGTGGGAAGATGATTATAGAAATGGTAATACAGTAAGGTCTCCTCATAGCGCTAGTGTTGTGACTTACAGTCCTACTAGTATCACTGCTGGTTATGGTACGACTCAAATTTGGTTAATGGGAGATGGTTCTCTAGATGCTTATGCTCAAGGTATAAGAAATGAAGTTTACCCATCAGAACAAAACTATGGTAAGCTGCAACTCAATAGTATGGTATCTAATGATATTGAGAATGTCAATATTGCAGGATTAAGTTAAACAATAAAAGGGGTGTTTTATTGCGCCCCTTTTTTAAAAATAATATATGACAAACATAAATATTTTCAACAAAGACAAGGATTGTTTTATTGGATTACGTTATTCAGCAAACCACAAAACACCTTCAAGCGGTTTATACATTAATGACCTTGCGGGGATGAATTTAAAGCGGTTTTCTAGTCTAGCGAGCAACGAAACACACAGAGGGGAGGACTTGTTTAAAATCTTACACGATGAGGCGATTTTAGACGTTTTAAGCGACTTTACGGGTGCTTTGAGTGAATCGTTTAATTTTAATTATACTATCGGCAAACGTAAAATAGGGCAGATTGGTAGTGTTTTTGGCGAGGTTAACAAAGACATAAAAAGGGGTTGTTTGTTTGAAAAAATAACACAAGACCAAACGCAAAAACTAAAGGTTCGCAATATTGAATTTAACTCGGATATAGCGGTTGACGATTGTAGTTTTTTTGTTGAAACACTAGCGGGAACTGACGAAATAAAAGCCAATGTAAAAGCTGGTTTAAATCGCATTTTGATTGATGTTGAAAGCAATGAGGATTATATATATGTATATACAACCAACTGTTTTAACTTAGCAAATGAAACGCTAAAAGGATGTAGTTGTTCTGATATTTGTTCTAATTGTTCTCACGCTTGCGGTGATTATTACGCAAAACCTTATCTTGAGGAAGTAGAAGGAACTAAGGTTTTTGTAGCAAACAATTTCATTCAATATAATGTATCCACGTTGTGCGATGATTTTGATTTAATTAGTGAATTTTCGCAAGAACTAAAGTTTGCAGTTCGGATGAAAATAGCGAGTAAAGTGATGGAAGAGGTTCTCGTTTCAGACGGTGTAAACCCGTTGGTACGAAACGGAAAGGAAGACGCTCAGACGCTTTTAACGAAGTTTAACGGTGGTGTTAATGTTATTACTGGCTTTGAAGAGAAGAGCGAATACGGGCGTTTATTGGAAGCCGTTGTGAGGAAAGCTAAAACGTATTTGGAAAACTTTGGTGGTCAATGCACAAGCTGCAATCATCATATAAAATACTTTGAATCTATACCTTAATATATTTGGAATTGTGAGAAAAAAAGGTTATATTGATTGATTGGTAAATTATAAAATTATATAAATATGTGCAGCTGCTCAAAAAAAAAGAAAATAAAAAAAACGGTCGTGAAACCTAGTTCAACAAAGCTACAAAAAACAAGCGTAATTAAATTAAAATAATGGCAGATATTAGCCTTCAAGGCTTTGAGGAAATACTTAATAGTGCCGCTGATATTTTAAGCGGTGAAAAGTTAAAGGAAATACAATTCCCAGCTTTGAAATTAGCCGAGGGGTCAATTTCATTACGTATTTTTAATGAGGGTAAAGCATCGGACAATAAATTAATAGGCAAATACAATAGTGCTAGTTACAAAAAATATAGGAAGTCGAGAAGACGCCAAACGGGTTACAAAGATTTAGAATTGGATGGAGATTTAAGGCGAAGTCTAACCGTAGGAACAAATAAAAAAGATTTTGTCTTTGGATTTGCTACCGATAGAGATAGAATAATAGGTGAGCATCAAGAATCACAAACAAACAAAAAAATATTTAGTCCTACAGATGATGAGATAAAGGAAATTAATGAACAACTTATAAATTCAATAGAACAATGTTTAAGAACCACGCTCAAAAAGTAGTTGACAAAGTAAAAGAGCAAACTACAATATTTAAAGATACTGGTTTCATATACGACCTAAAGAACCAAGGCGGTTTTTTGGGTATCACAGATAGATATATGAATTATTTTTATTTGCGTGTTGAGAGTGAGGACGGTGCAGCAGACCCTTATATTTTTAGTTACTCAGACCCTAAAAGGTTGAGTATTAATTTTAGTTTTAAACTTGTTTTTTCAATTGCAAAAGATGTTGATAACTTTGATATTATGATGATGCACCGAATCAACAAAATTGCTGGTGTTACGGTTGAGAGTTGTGACGATATAACGGAAAGCATATATTTGAGAGAAACGGGAAAAGAATTGAAAAACGATAATTTTAATTTATATTCATATTCATGCGATTACTCAAAAGAAACTAATTTGTCTAATTTGATTTCGTGTATTGATGAAGAAACAAAACAATATTTTTGCTAATGGTTATAATATATTTTACAATTAGTATTGTCTTAACTTACTTAACGGTTTTTATGTTGGATTCCTATATGAACAGGGGCGAAATATTGGACTGGATAAGGATAGGAGTAGCGCAATATATATCAAAGAAAAAAGGAATCGAGTTTAATATTGAAGAACTAGAGAATATTGACAACTACGAATCACCGCAATATTTTGAACGAGCGCAAGCGTACGAAGTTAAATTTTGGGAAATAGCATACCACACAAAGTTAATTAATCCTTTTATTTGTAAAACTTGCATGAGTTTTTATATAGGACTTTTTTACGCAATTGGTTTCATTTACTTTTTAAATTTAGGGTTTGCCTTTTCGGTGGCTTTTGTATTTGTTCAAAATCTAATTGTATTTTTTCTAATTGAATTAAAATCAAACTAAAATGAGCGACTTTAACATAAAAGGTGCGTATGATTTAGGGTGCTATTCCCATAAAGGGGATATTACTTTTCCAATTTTAGCGGATACAGATGGAACGCATCTAATGAACTACGAAAATAAAGGTAATAATTTCACAAATTACAATTTAGCGGTCAATGGTAGCGGTTTTTCTGTTACCAATATTTTCAATGAAGATTCGACCGTATTAATGCAAATTACAAAACCTGACGGTTCACTATTCACATTTACAGAGTCAACAATTGAATATGATACTTTTTATTTCACAACCAAAATTTTCACTCATGCGATTAACATTTCGAGTGGAAAAGTAATTTACAAATAAATATGGCAAATAATAATCACCTATGCACTTGTCCTGAAAACGTGGACGTAAGCGGAGTAACACAAGCGGAAATAATAAGTCAAACAATTGTTCAAAAACCTTGTGAAATTGTAGACGAACAAAACAACTTTCTTGCATTAGACAAAATTAAACAATATTTAAGCGAAAATACATTCCTTGCGGGTGGAAGTCTGTTAGGTCAATCCTTGACGGCTTTTGTTCCTCAGACTTTCACCTCAGCGGGATTATCTACGGTTTTTGCATGGTCATTTAAGGACGCTGACGGTAATTTTATTTCATTGCAACACGTAGCACAAAACGTTAATAATACAGCAATAGAAATCACCGCAACGGATGACATAGCGAGTTTTGATATTTATTTTTATGGACAATCTTAAACAAAAAACAATGAATAAGTTATTTTTATTTTTATCTTTCTTTTTCTTTATTGGTTCAATCAATGCACAAACAGCGCCAATTAAAAAGAAAACTTACGTAGACGAACAAAAGATTTTAAACGTAGAAGCGGCAACACCTAGAGCGGGTTATATTTCAGCACCTTATCGAAAAGCTGACGGAAATTGGTACGAAAAAACAGATGCTGGGGTTGAGCAAATTATCATTGATACGGTTGCAATGTTGGCTACTAAGTACGACCTTCAAAATGTAAGCGTTGATACACTTAATGAGATTGCGACAAAATACGATTTATCTAATATTAGTATTGATACGGTTTTAGAAATTGCTACTAAATATGATTTAGATACTTTTGATAAATCTATTATTACAGATGGTACAACTATAACAGGGAATGGTACATTAGGCAATGAATTAACATTAGATACAACTAATTTAATAGCTACTAAAACAGATTTATCTAATTTAACAGGAAGTTCAGTTGATACAATTAGTGAGATTGCGACAAAGTATGATTTGACACAAATACTAGGGGTGGGGATTGACACTTTAAATAATTATAATGAGTTAATTTCATATGTTGGAACATCAAAAGTAGTATTAATTACAGGAACGGGAAAAGGTTTATTTTATCGAACCCAAAACGGTACTCATAACAGAATTACGATTATTGAATCAACAAATGGAGTGAAATGGGAAAGGTTAATTGATGGAAAAAATTATTATGATAGTTGGGTCGAAATTGATGTTGTAGAGTATGGACTTGGAACGGTTGGAGTTGCAAAAGATAATTGGGACGCATTGCAAAATATTAGCGAGTTAACGCCAGTAGGAGGAAATATAATTATGACCCCAAACACGAAATATTTTTATGATAAGGTTATAGATGTCGGGGGTAAAAATTTAATTTCTTCAAATGATACGATTGCAACACCTGACCAAATATCTTCTTTTCCGAATGCTTCATATAATGCAGTCACTAGTATTACGGTAACAGATGGAAGCGAATTTTATATTGGAGCGAAAGTTGGGATTGCTAATAGTTCGGGCACATCGAATAATGATTTAATTGCTTTCTCGTCAGGTGCGAAAACTGCAAAAGTTACAAATGTTGTTGGTAATGTAATTACATTCGAATATAATGTCGGCTCAATAGATGCGAGCGATTTAGTTTTTGTTTCTAGTGATGCAATTCAAGCACAAACATCTCCTTTAATATTGGACGGAATTGTTTTTGAAGGAAATTTGAATAATAACGGGGCAAATTATGGCTGGGAATTAGGAGCAATGATTAGAAGCAATAAACCTGTTAACATTACAAATTGCCATTTTAATAATACGGTTTCAAATGTTTTTGCCCCAAGTGGATATATTGGATTCTGTAAGGTTGACAGTTCAGCAAGTGGTAGTTTATTACATATTTCAAGCGGTGAAATTACAACACTAAATGAAAGAACATCTTTCACAATAGAAAACAACGAAGGGAGGGAAATGGGGTTGCACGTTTTAGATGCTATACACAATCAAAACTTTATTGAGTACTCATCTTATGTCTACGATATAAATATAAATAACAATAAATTAAGAGATAGCGGGGGTGGGTTTGTAGGTCCTTTTTCTTTTGATGACTGGAAACTATCAATAAAAGATAATCAAGTTTATAATGCAAATACACAATTAACAAACTGTTTAGAATTTAATACAATCACAGGTACGGCTTACAGTTCAGATATTGAAATCGTTGGTAATAAATTTATTGATTCTGGGAATATAGATATAAGGGGTACGACTTACTCAGCAGGTAGGGGGATTTATAGGTTTACATTTAAAGAAAATACAATTAAAAACGGAATTATATTTATACAGTCAATGTATGGTGGTGAATTTTCAGGAAATTTAATTTTTGCAGATACTAATTTTGTTTTTGCGGATAGGCAAATATCTGGGCAAACTAACATTTTAGACCATTCTTTAATTTTAATGCGTTCATCTGCTGAAGTTATTTTTAAAGACAATCAGATTTTTACAACTGAATTACAAGGCAACAACGCATATCAAGCAATCGCAACGGCTGGCTGTGATAATTTGACTTTTTCGGGAAATATAATCAAAGGGTTTCAAATTGGCATAAATACGTATAATAACAGTTTAGAAGGGGGGACACCTCATAAAATTATATTTTTCGGGAATCAAATAGAGTCTATTGATGACCCAAACTGTACCGATGAAACAATAGCAACTTGTATAAAAGCAGCAAAAGGCAATTCACTTATTAACAATACATTAATTACAGACCAAAATGGGGGAATAGGTAGACCTTTAACACTTCATATTACATCGAATACAAACAAAGGAATTACTACTATTATGGGTAACGGAATGTACACTACAAACGCATCGGCAACAAGGTTTCCAATAGGGGGAGGTGATAATGACGAACTTTTTATTGTTAATAATTATGGTGTCTGTGGTGACCCTAGTGTTTTAATTCACCCAGATTATTCTGGGGGGATAAATTCTACTATTTCAAATAATTTAGCATCTGATTCGGATAATGTTGACATCCCTTTTATTGATTTGCCTATTTATCTAAACTTTTTAAACGAATAAAATTGAAATATTTAAAAATAAATAATTTTGCTTTTATAGTATTGCTATGACAACAATAATTTTAATAATTTTAGCCGCAATTTTTAAGGCGGTTTGCGACAAAATACAATTTCATTTTTCAACCTGTGTTTTTCGTAAACTGGGGTTGTTTTGGAATCCTAAAGAAAGCTGGAGGACAAAATGGAAGAACGGGAATAAAAAGGAAGGGGAAGCGTTTTTTATGTCCTCTACTTGGTTAGTAGGTTTTACCGATGCATGGCATCTTTTCCAATCCTTACAATGGACGGCAATAATACTAAGTATTTTATTTTTCAATCCTATAACGAGTAATTTAATTTATGATTTTATCATACTTAGATTTATTGTTTACCCTTGTTTTTTTCATGTATTTTTTACGTATATTTTTAACACACGCACAAATAAAACTTTTAAATGAATGGGGATTTTACAACAGCAGCTATCACAATGCTTTTTGCATCAAATGGAATAATATTTTTAATTGTAAAAAATATGTTTACTAAAAAGATGAAAAGTATGGAATACAACTACATGAGAGAAGCAGACGAACGAGAACATAGGCAAAAAATGGAAGAAGTTAACAAAGTTTCTACGACTATGTTATACGAAGAATTAGAAGAATTGAGGGTTAAGATAATTAAACAAGTACAGAACGAAGTTAAGCAAGCTGAAAGCAACGCAGAAAAACAAATATTGATTGACTTATTCAAAATTCAATGCCCAGGGTGCTTTGCATCTGTTGAAGCCGAACTATTAAAAAAGTAAAAAATGGATACTAAAGCCTGTTTAAAACTAATACAAGAAATAAACGACATTCTAAACGAAACGGAAAAGAAGAAAGTTGAAATAAAAAAGAAAATTAAAGTTTTTTCAAAAATAAATAAGTAAATATTATGAAATTTAAATTATTATTATTATCTTTGGTACTAAGTACAGCAGTTATCGGACAAGATACATTAACATCAGAGGATGTAATTATTGAAGTAACAAACGAAATTGCAAATGATTTGAGTCCAGTTTTGGACTTAATTAAAAAAGGTGAAAAGCCTAATGATACAGCGGGTTGGATTATGTTAATCTTTACAACTTTGTTACCTTTTATTACTCAATTTTCAGTTAACAAAGCTAAATATAGCAAGTTACTTGAAAAGGTGAAAGCGACAAACGGAGGAAGTAAAACAATAGCGTTTTTAATTTCGTTGTTAATAGGACTGGGTTATGAAATATTAGAGAGTGGAATTGATTTTGATAGTACAGATTGGGCGGCAGCAAGTGTAATTATATATGGAGCAGCAACATTAGTACACGTGATTTTTCAAACCTTAAAACCAAAAAAGGAGATTGGTTAATTTATTGTTTTTTATTTTTATTGTTTTAATTGTTAATGTTA